ATGGGTGGAGCCAGCGACGTCCGACTCCGGAGAATAGCCTATGACCCACTGCCCTCCCAGAAATCCTTTCACGATCTGACAGCGCGTTTCAAGGGGTTCTCGGGGCCGATCGGGAGCGGCAAAAGCCAGGCGCTTTGCCAGGAAGCGATCCGGCTGAGTTACTTGAATCCGAGACGGATGGGACTGTTGGGGGCGCCGACCTACCAGATGTTACGAGACGCGACGCAGGCGACGCTGTTCGAGATATTGGATAGCAACCGGATTCCGTACGAGCACAACAAGGCGGAGAACACGCTGCGGATGAAGGACACGGGATCGCGAATTGTGTTCCGGCCGGTGGATGAGTTCGAACGGTTGCGCGGGACCAACCTGGCGTGGTTCGGACTGGATGAGCTGACCTACACACCGGAGGCGGCGTGGCTGCGGCTGGAGGGCCGCTTGCGGGACCCGAAAGCGCAGCGGCTGTGCGGCTTCGCTGTTTGGACGCCGAAGGGGTACGACTGGGTGTTCCGGAAATTCGTGGAGGGACCCAGCAAGGGGTACGAGGTTGTGGTGGCGCAACCTTACGAAAACCGGTTTTTGCTGGCGAGAGTGCCGGATTTCTACGACCGGCTGCAGGAGAGCTACGACGAGCGATTCTTCCGGCAGGAAGTGCTGGGCGCGTACCTGAGCCTGAGCGGAGGCACGGTCTACAGCGCGTTTTCGCGGGTCGAGAACGTGAAGGATGTGAACCGGGACCAGAGGCTGCCACTGCTGTGGGCATTGGACTTCAACGTGGACCCGATGAGTTCGCTGGTGGTGCAGGTGGCGAGCGGCAAAGTGCTGGTACTGGATGAGATTGTGGTGCGAAACGGGACGACGATGGAAGCCAGCGAGGAATTCCTGAAACGGTATCCGGAACACTGGGCGGGCGTTCATATTTACGGAGACGCGTCGGGAAACCAGCGGCAAACGACGGGGGCGACGGACTACGAAATGATCCGCGAGTATTTTCAGGCGCACTCGGGGATGACGCTTCAATACCGTGTACCGAGGGCGAACCCGAGCGTGCGGGAACGGATCAACTTGACGAATGCGAAGTTACGATCGGCGGCGGGAGAAGTCGGGCTGCTGGTGGACCCGCGGTGCAAGGAACTGATCAAGGATCTGGAGCAGGTGACTTACAAGGCCGATTCGAATGCAATCGATAAAGACAGGGACCGAATGAGGACGCACTTATCGGACGCGTTGGGGTACCTGCTGTGGCAGGAGTGCAGAATGCTCCCGAGAATCGGGGAGCGGCGGGAGCGATTGTTTTAATGCAGACGATCAACCGGGAACATCCGGAATACACGGCGCGAAAGGCGACGTGGAGACGCTACAAGGACCTTTACCTGGGCGGCGAGCAGTTGCGGGCGCACGCCGCGGAATACCTGTTGCGGCGGCACAAAGAGCCAGGCGAGGTTTACCAGGAGCGGCTGAACCGGGTGTTCTATCAAAACTACATCGGCTCGATCGTGGACTGGTACGCGGCGACGCTGATGCACCGCGAGCCGGCGCTGATGCTGGAAGGTACCGACGCCGGGGCGAAGGACTTCTACAGCCTGCTGGCGAACGATTGCGACCTGAAGGGCACCAGCCTGAGCGAGTTCTTCCGCAAGCGATTCGTGGAAGCGCTGGTATGCGGCACGAGTTACCTGGTGGTGGACTTTCCGCGCGCGACGGGGCCGGCGCTGACGCGGGCGGAAGAGGACGCCGCGGGGACGTCGCGGGCATACCTGACGGACTACGGCGCGGACGAAATCATCAACTGGAACTACGACCCGAACGGGGGGATGGACTGGGCGGTGATCCGAACGTCGTGTCTTCAGCAATCGAAGGTGACAGACGCGAGGTGGGAGCAGGAGACGCGCTGGATCTACTACGACCGGGAGAATTTCCAGGTCTACCGGCAAGCGGGCGAAGGGAAGCCGATTGAGCAGATCGACGTAGGGCGGCACGCGTTGGCTTCGCTGGGCCGGGTGCCGCTATTCCGGATGCGGGTGACGGAGGGGTTATGGCTGATGAACCGAGCCGCGCTGTTGCAACTGGAGCACTTCAACAAATCGAACGCGTTGGGGTGGGCGCTGACGATGGGGCTATTCGCGATGCCGGTGGTGTATTCGGAACGGGAGTGGAACCAGATGGTGGGCGAATCCTATTACATCCAACTTGGACCGGAGGACAGGTTTGGGTGGACGGAGCCGGAGGGGAAGGTTTACCAGATCGCGGCGGACAACCTGGTGCAGATGAAGGATGAGATTTACCGGGTGTGTTACCTGAACAACCAGGCGATGGGAGGGGCGTCGAGCTCGGCCAATCAGTCGGCGCTGGGCAAACAACTGGACTTCGCGACGACCGCCGAGGTGTTGGGGACTTATGGAACCACGGTGCGGGAGAGCATGAAGCAGGTGCTGTGGGCGGTGGCGGGGGCGCGGCAGGACGAAGTCTCGATCGACGTGGCGGGGATGGATGAGTTCGACATCGACGATTTCGGCACGGAGCTGGATGACGCGCAGAAGCTGCTGAACCTGGGTATCCACTCACCTACGCTCACCAAGCAGATCTACAAGCGGCTGGCGTTCCAATACCTGGCGGACGCAAGACAGGAAGTGAAGAGCCGGGTGGCGGAAGAGATCGATGGGGCGGGGGAGTAGGCGATGGAAGAGGAGAAAGATCTTGCTGGGTTGCACGAGGATGGCGCGGTGGGAGCGGGTGGCGAAGGAGTTCTGGGAGAGGGGCGCATGGAAGGAATCGACGTGCAGACAATCGTGCGGCAGGCGATCCAGGAATTTGCGAACAACGAGCAAGCCAAGGCAGAGCCAGCGCACAAGGCGGAGTTGCAGGAGGAGCGGCGGCGACGGGAACAACTGGAGCGCCGCGTGAACGAGCTGGTGGAGGAAAACAAACGCAGCCGGAAGATAGCGGAGGAGGCGGAGCGGGCATCGGCGGTGCGGTCGGAACTGCAACGGCTGGGCGTGACGAAGGTGGAGCTGGCCTTCAAGGCGGTGCAGGACGAGATCGTGCGGAGCGAGGACGGGCGGCTGGTGGCGCGGAGCGAGAGCGGCGAACTGCCGGTACGCGAGTATCTGGCGGCGTTCGTGAAAGAGAATCCGGAGTTTCTGCCGGCGCGCATTCCCGGAGGGAGCGGAATGGCGGGGATGCTGAAGAGTCCGGCAGGCGGAAGCGAAGCGGTGACGATCGACCGAATCCGGCCGGGCATGAGCGCGGAAGATATGCGGCGGGTACGAGAGGAAATCGTGCGCGTGGCGTCGCAGACCTTAAAGGGTCTGTAGTGACAAGCCCGGCTGGCAGGGCCGGCAAGTACAAACCAAGGAGAAAGAATGGGAGCAATTACAACAACTAACGTCGCAAGCGCGATTGTAAAGCTGGTGGCGGCGGATGCTTTGCCGGTGCTGGTAGGGAATCTGGTGATGGGCAACCTGGTGAATCGCGATTACGAACCAGTGCTGGCAAACGCCGGCGATACGGTGAACGTGCTGTTACCGCCGACGCTGGTAGCCAATAACCTCGCGGCCCAGGGTTCGGTGACGCCGCAGAATCCGCCGCTCACCAGTGCGCCGATTGTGCTGAACACGCACATGGAAGCGACCTTCCAGATACCGGATGTGACCAAAGTGCTGGCGGTACCGGACCTGCTGAAGATCTACATGCAGCCGGCGGTAGCGGCGATCGCGCAGAGCATCGAAACCAGCCTGCTGAGCCTGTACCCGGGCTTCTCGACGGCGGTAGGAACGGCGGGTTCGCCGCTGACGGAAGCCACAGTCGACGCGGCGGAGACGGCTCTGTTCCTGGCGAAGATACCGCCGAGCGAGCAGAAGTACATCGTGGTGGACTCGGCAGCCTACTCGGCTTGGCGGCAGATTCCGCTGTTCGAGGAATTCCAGACGGCGGGTGCGGCGGGCCTCGCGGCATTGATCGACGGGACGATCGGCAAGTACAAGGACTTCTACATTTTCCGTTCGCAATTCGTGCAGAAGACGGGGAGCGGCACGGTGAACACGCACAACCTGGCGTTCACGCGGGACGCGATCGGCCTGGTGGTTCGGCGGCTGCCGCAACCTCTTCCGGGAACGGGAGCGATTGCGGAGTATGCCGAGCTGGGCAACTTCGGCATGCGGGTAGTGATGAGCTACCAGCCGAATACGCTGGCGCAGCAATTCACGGTGGATGTGCTGTACGGATGCGGCGTGCTGCGCAACGCATGCGGCGTGCAGGTGAACACCTAACGAGACGGAGCCGCGAAGCGGGCTGGCGGCCGGGTGAGCTGGCGGCCGGCCCGCGACGAGATGCGAGGAGAACGGGATGGATCTGAGACTGTACTACCAGAAGATACGGGACACGCAAGCGAAGATCACGGACCCATTTCCAGTGATCGAGAGCTGTGAGACGCCGGATGGAGGGTTTGCCGGCAGGCTGACCGAAGCGACGCCAGCCATTGCGGCGAAGTTAATTGTGGAAGGCGCGGCGCGGCTGGCGACGGAAGCGGACGCAGCGTCGTTTCGCGAGGCGCGAGCCAAAGCCAAGCAGGCGGCGGACGAGGCCCTGGCGGCGAGCAAGGTGCAACTGACATTCCTGCCAGTGACGGAATGGAACCGGATCCAGGACGCGGGGAAGCGCGCCAAGAGCCAGGCGTAAGGGCATGGCACTATTCACGGACGGACCTCCCGCCAGCATCGAGCAGTTAGCCGGACTGGACTCGCAGTTGACGAGTGTGGCCAGCGCCGAGGGGATCGATGTGACGCGCAAGCTGGAACTGGCCCACGAAGAAATCGGTCTAGACCTCGAGGCGCTGCTGAAGAGGATGAGCCCGGCGGACCGCCCGATGTGGGCGGTGGTGAAGCCGAGCCTGGAAAACGTGGTGGTGACACCGGCGCTCAAGCTGTGGTTCGCGTACAGAAGCCTGGATCTGGTTTACAGCGACGCGTACAACAGCCAACTGAACGACCGGTACATGGGCAAGCGCGATCAATTCCAGCAGATGGCTGTGGCGAATCGCGAGCGGCTGCTGGAGGCTGGCGCCGGGATGGCATCGATACCAGTGCCGCGGGCGGTGACGGCCGTGTTGGCGGCGGCGCCTGGGAGTTTGCCGGACAACGTCTATTATGTGACGGCGGCCTGGGTAAACCGGGTGAACGAGGAAGGGGCGAGCGCGATGCCAACGGCGATTACGACAGCATCCAGTTCGTTTTCGGCGACGCTCGATCCGCCGCCGGCAAACGCTATCGGATGGAACGTGTACGTCGGCATGGATCCGGACAGCATGACGATGCAGAACAGTACGCCGCTCGCAGTTGGGACGGCGTGGGTGCAGCCGGTGTGGATCAGCGGGACGGGACGCAAGCCCGGGAACGGACAAGCTCCGAGCTATGTGCAGGCGCTGACGCGAATCTTACAGAGGGGCTGATGCCGACGACGATAGGAAACGCGGTAACCGCTAAGATCGTACAGTTGCTGACCGGGCCGAGCGGCGTGAATCTCAACTTGGAGGCGCTGGCGGTGAGCGGCGAGACAGCGGTGGCGCCGCTGGGGACGGCGCAGATTAGGCCCGAGAATGTGGGGCTCGAACTGGCGGAGCGCGCGACCGCAGTGACCTACCCGGCAGTCAACGTCTACTGCGAAAAGATTGTGAACCAACTGGTGGAGAAGTTCCGGACGTTTTCGGGGATTTCCCAGATGGCGATTGAAGTACGGCATTCGCAAGACCGGTTGCAAGGGTTGCAAGATACGGTCGAGATATACACGAGTGCGGTAATGCAGACACTGGACGCCAACCGCGGAGACTGGGGTGGCGGTATG